CATAGATACCTTCGCCAGCCTCTTTCATATTCACTAGGTTTGAAGTTTCCACGTACTCCTTCAACTTGTCCTTAAACATATTGTTTCCTATTCTTCAACTCCGAAATGTTGTTTAATCTCATCAATCGCATCCATTCTGCCTGCCTTGCGAATTAGATTCTCATAATCTTCCTTACAAGTAAAATCGGGCATTTTATTTTCAATAACTGTGATACATTCCCGAACAATCAACTCGGCGAACTTTTTTGGATCGAATCTTGAGTAATCAGTTCCATCGCCACCAAAGTATGCCCCAGCCTTGGCCAGCAGTTTATCAATTCGTTCGTTCATACAATGCTTTCTTTGTTATACGTGATGCTTCTTGATCTCGTTGTCCTTAATCATACGAATAGCACGATCCAATGAGATTACAATCTCACCAGTCGAATCCATTCCTACATCCATGCATCTATACTTTTCCATTCCAGTAGTTCCGCCATGCAAGTGACCATGAAAGTGCAGAGCGCCGCGGTGCATTTGGTCCCACTCCAAGAATGGATAGTGTGACATGACAATCTTGTGACCGTCATAGTTAATATCCAAATACTTGTGAACTTCCTTGAACGCTCTACGGAATGTTGCATCCTGTAATGTCTTGCGATCGTGATTGCCTTCGATCAAGATCTTGTCGCCGTTCAAGCGGCCCATTGTTCGACCGGCCACACTACCTGACATAAATGCCACATCACCCAAGATGTAAACTGTGTCTTCTGTTTGCACCCGGGCGTTCCATTCTTCTACCATGGCGTTGTTCATATAGTCAACATCATTGTTAAATCGTGCTCGCGTTTCTGGGCAAAAACTCATAATGTTCTTATGCCCAAAGTGCAAGTCACTTGTGATCCATGTTTTCATTTCAATTCCTTTGTTTACCACAGCAAATCAAAATTGCCGCTGAGCACTCGTTTGGTGCTGGCTACTTTATTTGTTACATGGTCTTGGACTCTATCATCTTGAAATCGATAGGTGCGAATTTTGTCTCCTCGCATACCAGAACCAACTTGTTCTCGTCTGTTGCTTGCTATGACATTATTATACTGGCTCTTTGCCAGATTGTCAACCACTTTATGGATAGTACCCATGGCTTGATCCTGGCTATTTTGCCTACTGCGACATTGTGCTGTTGCTACTGTGCCAGTGGGTATATGTGTGATGCGGCATGAGTTTTGGTGCTTGTTTCGGTGTTGTCCACCTGCACCTGTTCCCGAGTACCATTCAATGCGTAAATCGCTTTCTTTTACGACTGCGGTAACTTCTACTGGGTCAGTGATGGCCACTGTGACTGTGCTGGTATGCACTCGGCCCTTGCGCTCTGTGGGAGGAACACGTTGTATTCTGTGTCCTCCCGATTCATTGTACAAGCCAGATAAATCAGTACCCTCGACTAAGATATGAACTTCGCCAAGATATTCATTTATCAGGCGGGTAGCTCAGCCTTTGCTGTGGGCAAACTTGATATAGGCTTGCGCCAAATCTTTCACAAATAGTTTTGAGTCTTCGCCACCTTCGGCAGCACGGACTTCAATTACACGTTTCATACTCGCTCCTTTTTGACACGACCAATTCTGCTGGCCTTGTTCCAATCGTATTTAACACCGTCGGGGCATAACCCGTCTACTATGCTATCTACTCCAAACATTCCCACAATTTCAAAGTCAGGACCTTTGATAGTCACAAACTCGTTTAGAGACTTGGCAACATTCATTGCTTCTGCCAATGTTAGGACTTTAAATTCTTCTTCTTTTCCTATTATCTTATACATTTATTCCTTTAACATTCTATGTCAATATTTCTACCCTTATCTAAATCTAAACGAATATTCCTTGATACTCGTTCTGCAATTTCGCGTTCTCGATTGCGTCTTTCAACGACCTTGGCATAATCTCGGGCGCGATTATCTTCTACTCTTATTTGCTGTAGTCGATACTGCTCAGCATTATACTTGATAATGCTTTGCTCGGCCCGGGAAATTTCCATTAATAAACTTCTTTCACAATATCAAACTCTGCGGCAGGCCATTTGGCTTTGAACTCGTCTGACTTGACATACTCGTTATATGCCTTTGCATCAAAAAACACCTTGCTAAAAACAGTTTTAAACTGTCCTTTTACTGTGATTGTCAAGTACACTGATTTTGCTTTGCCAGCCATTTGATACCTTTCATTGTTTAATAACGTTATTATAGCACAGGTTCCCAACCTTGTCAAGCTATTTACAGATTATTTTTGAAAGTGCGCCAGTCGTCAATGTTGGGCTTTTCATCCTCATCGTAGGTCCAGCCCAAGGCCTTCATCATGCGATGCTTGACCAACAAGTTAGGACTACGGAAACGACCAGTGTCTTCAAAGCCCATCATAACACCAACTTCGCAGACTGCGCCACTACGGCAAATGCCTGCAAAGCAATGGACCACAACGTTCATCCTATTTTCCAATGCATGCTTCAGCAAGCGAACCAATTCGTCTGCTTGCTCTTGGCTGCAACGCATGGCTTCGTCTAATGCAAAGTCATCTTTCTCAATGTCCAAGAACTCAAAGTTGTGACGTTCTTTAAATTCATGGGCCGCTTCTGGGCGCCAGCTAGCAGGGTCAGTGATGCTGATCAGCATTGAGTTTGGACCAGCTTCGTGATGGAAGCGAGTCGGGATATCCGAAGCCGCAACGTTTTCAATCCATGGCATATTTTATTCCTTTATTTTATGTGTAATTATACGTGATTTGTAAACTACTGTCAAGTAGTGATTGGTTGACGATTTAAATTGCAGCGCCAAACAGTTGGCACCATACTACATATTGTTCGTCGGTTAGTAATATTTCAAATGTCTGGGGAGGGTTTATTGGACCACCACGTGTGATCAATATTCTATGATTGATAGAACCTAAATTGCTGCTACTGGTCACGTCGACTTGATACTCAGTGATCCGATTGGATGGTGCTGGCAATGGTAAGTTTACAGGAGGTGGTAGTGCCATAGTAAACTACTTACTATCATTAGCCTAGCATTATATCCCACTAAAGTATGGTGTACTTTCTTTAAAGTTCATTTAAGTATTGCAAGGAGATTGCAATGAGCACAGAACTACTAAGAAAATACATTGACATTATCAACGAAGGACTTGATCCAGTTGGCAAAGAAGATGCAGATGTGGACAACGACGGCGACACTGATAAATCAGATCAATACCTAATGCGTAGACGCAAAGCTATAAGCAAAGATATCGAAGAAGGTTGGGATACTGCTACTCAAGTTAATCCTGAAGAGCGCGGCAAGTATGAAGGCAAAACAAAAGAACAACTGCTTGCACAGTATAACGCACTCAAGAAAACAGGGCCGCACCCGAAAGGTACGCCCGAGTATGGTAAGATGCGTGAACTTGCCTTTGCTGTTCGCGCTAAGAGCGACTGGGGCAAGGTACAATAGGTTTTCTGAGCGACCCACTATCTTTCTCAAGGACTCGCAGGCTTGTCTCGAATAGGAGAGTTTGTATTGACCTTGTACTGCTACTGGTGTGTCATGCTCAAGAATAGGGCACTAGCGAACAAGGGACTCAATCCCATCGTCTATCTCAAAACTTGTATGTCGTTACGGGTTTTTACCGTACCTGAAGCTTGTTCCATCACCCTGAGGATTTTATAATGGCGCCCCTGTGCATTCTCATTACACCATGACAAAACTTGGTGGAAAGTAATGGAGTTTAACCATTGCCCGGCTTGAGTTACAAACCGCTGTCTCCCATATGTGACAGTGACTTCCCATAACTGGCCGGTCCTGAGAGGATCGAACTCCCACCCTCTGTTTCGAAGACAGAGATGATATCCATTTCACCAAGGACCGAAATAATGGCTCCACGACTAGGATTCGAACCTAGCTCTTCCGGTTAACAGCCGGGGGTACTCACCAAGAATACGACCGTGGAATAAAACTGGTGGTAACGGTGAGAATCGAACTCACTTTTGACACCGTATGAAGGTGGCGCATTGCCTTAATGCTACGTTACCATGGCCCTGGTCTCTCCCTGGATGTCACGACTGACGCTGCCGTTTGCGGCAAGGAGCGACCTTGCAAGCTATACCATATTGAAGCACACTCTCGGAATCAAGATCCTTTTCACCGCGCTGGTTAGGCTGCTTCGTAGTGTGGTCCAGGCTACCAACCTCTCAAGGCCAACTACCAATGATGAATGTGTTTCAATATGGAATCCATTGTGTGTAGGGCATCGAAACCTACATTCGGCCCCATAATGGGCCTTTCTTACCACTTAGAAGAACACGGATTCTTCGGAGTCATGACTTCCGAACATGGACAGGTTAATTACTCCTGTTTTTACCATATAGAAACACACTATCCCAGACTGACTACTTTGGCACGGGCTTTGCTAAAAGCGATACCGTTCGTAATGTGTTTTTATATGGTAGGGGCACAGGGACTCGAACCCTGATAGACCGGTTAAAAGCCGGCTATTCTAGCCTTTGAATTATACCCCCATATGGTCCCTCCACTGAGATTCGAACTCAGACTTCTCGGATTAAGAGTCCGGTATGCTAACCAGTAACATCTTGAAGGGATGGATCGTAAATGATTGTCTTTTACGTGCCATCCAGGACCATACGGGGGTCTAGGATGACACTACAGTTTACCTGAGCGTTTCATGTCATTACCTCTTTTGTTTAAGTCTTAATTATACAGTCATTCTTGACTGTTGTCAACTACTTTCTGGCACATAAGTACCAGTATGATTTACTTCGTCTTCATTGATCAAAACACTGGCTCCTTCAATGTCAAAGGGCACGAATCGGATCAAATGAAAAGTGCGTTTGTTGCCCAAGTCAAGTTTTTTAAGGAACTCAACCTGTTGCTGGGTGCTGTCAAAAAGCCAAGACACTTTAGATTTGTTTGGGCATACAATCACCCAAACCCTTCTCAAAATGATATCGACTACTATTGCGATTTGGTAACTACCAAAACCAGACTTGGTTCTTTCTATAACCTACAGCCTGGAGAAACTTTGACGGCTGCGTTCAACGATCACGCACCACCTACTAAAATTTATTTGCTGGGTGGTAATGTGACCGGCTGCATGGTCAATCTAAACTTGCCTTATAATTACAAGTCACTATCATTGGACAATGTTACACCCGAACTGATACTTGACTTGTGTTATGACTACATAGTACCTTGTAATTCAGACAAAGAGCTGTATTCGTTTTTGGCAACACAGTGCAACAAACACAATATAGCAGTTACCAACAGTTACTCGTTAAAGTTAGAACTGTTGGCATAATGGAATACGGGGTGAGATTTGAACTCACGAATAACTGGTTTGCAATCAGTCCCCTTAGGCCGCTCGGGCACCCGTACATATGAAGTAGACACTACCACATGTGTAGTATCCGTTATCTAAAGTTTCGTTTTAAGTAATTGTGTCAATAACACAAGGAGACACAATATGTCATATTACAAATCACGTCAATCAATGGTAAGAGGTCGCAATGGCTTATTATATCGTCAAACTGAAACCACCGACGCCGCACCTGAGGTTGAAACCGAAGTCGAAACAGATGACGACTCTACTGAATCTAACCAGCCAACGGTAACGTTTAACATTCCTGCACTTATTCGTGTATTAGAATTGATTCGCGAAGACGTTGTGTCTGATGAGATTCTACATTTTGTTGTAGAGAAACTTGTCGAAGTCGGATCCGACTGCGATGCTATCGACATGGACGACTACGAAGAAATTGCTGCCGTAGTTCCAAAGCGTGTTATGATGGCTCAACGTCGATTAAAAGACGGTCGTCGCATTTGATTGGTGCTCTTAGATAGAATCGAACTATCGTTACCTCCATACCAAGAAGGCGTTCTACCATTAAACTACAAGAGCGAAACTGGTGCCCCCAGCGGGACTCGAACCCGCAAAATCTTGATTTTGAGTCAAGCACGTATACCAATTCCATCACAGGGGCATTGGTACCTTGTTGGAGAATCGAACTCCCGTCAGCGGTATGTAACACCGCAGTTCTACCATTAAACTACCAAGGCATAAAAATTGGTCTCCCTACTAGGATTCGAACCTAGACCACACGGCCCCAAACCGTGTACGCAACCTGATAACGCTTTAGAGAGATAAACTGGCCACTGTGGTGTACGTCGAAATACACATTCCCATCTATTGGCAAGGGTGTATACGGCCCCGCTTAACACAGTGATAAAAATTGGTTCCTCCAACAAGAATCGAACTTGTGATGGCCGGTTATCAGCCGACTGTTATACCATTTAACTATAGAGGAATAAAATTGGTGCGTCTGTATGGAATCGAACCACAATTCCCGGCTTCGTAGACCAGTGTATTATCCATTATACTACAGACGCCGATTAAATTTGTAAGCATAGACCCTCAGGTTAGTTCTATGATTTAGATGTGCAACGCTAGCAATTCACATCGAGGTTTTCCAGGGTATGTTACTTGAGATACCGGTCCAGATTAGTCCCCATTACGGACACTACCCTTCCGAGTAGCTGGGAGTTGAACCCATTTCCTTCTACTGCGTTGGTCCTTCGAAGAAACCTAAACAGCGTGACTTTCTCTTGCTAACTCTTACAAAACTTGGTGTCCCCTGCAGGGATCGAACCTGCTTCATCGGCTTTTCAGACCGCTGCTATGACCACATCAGCTAAAGGAACAAAAACTTATTAGGGGTGACCATCGGGGCTCGAACCCGAACTACCAGAGTCACAGTCTAGGTTGCTACCATTACAACATGGCCACACCTAATAAGTCTTAAAAATAATTGGCAGTGAGCAAGGGATTCGAACCCTTGTGCCCCTTTACGGGACGCACTCCTTAGCAGGGAGGCACGATTAGCCGGACTCTGTCAGCTCACTATATTGAATTTGTTTATCGTCACACAATGTCCAAGTTGTGCGCTGAACGTATCGACTACGCCTGCTACGGGCTTCAAGTACATACACAAGCGGCTTGGTTGACTCGCGTATCACATATGGGTAACCGTACACACATAAACAAAACTTTGGTGCACCAACTTGGAATTGAACCAAGACTCAATCGATTATGAGTCGAACGCTTTACCATTAAGCTATTGGTGCATTATTTGGCGGGAAGCAGAGGAGTCGAACCCCACCCGGCTCATCACCAGGACCCAGTTTTCAAGGCTGGTCGGGGTACCAACACCCCTGCATTACTTCCCATTATTGGCATCCCCCTAGGGACTCGAACCCCAACGAACGGTTTTGGAGACCGCTATGCTGCCATTACATCAGAGAGATATTAAATCGTTTTGAATAACTTTTCCACTGTGGGTCTATTTTTACGAGTATGCGTACTCATACCAGGCGGTACGTTGGCATAATCAAAACCCACATGGTTTCCGTTATCGTCAAATACTTTACGTTGTTCTTCTTTGTCAAACTCGCCTGCATAGCCAATGCCCAGTGTCATTATGGGCTTGCCTGCGATGTTTAACCTGCTGGCTATTTCTGTTTCGCCTATACAACCATTGAAACCAGTTTGCAAGCCTAGGCTTTCTGCACTAAGCATGGCCACTGTAGAACTTACAATACAATCGTGTCTAGTGTCTATATGATCATCAGTGGCTACCCACATTAAGACCATTGGTGCAATTACTTGACCATTAAATCTTTTTAGGCCTGGACCTTTCTTGCCACGAACAGTGTCTAGGCAATAAGTGTTTTCCCAGTAAAGCCACTGTTTGAATTCTTCTGCGGCAACAGTGTCGCCAATGGCATAAATTTCAAAACAGTAATCACCATTTTTAGAAGGTGCTAGTCGTATGCATTCATACAACTCTTCCAGCTTAGACGATTCAATTGGACGGGTGTAATCCCACCATTTGGTTGTGAATCGATTTTGCAGTAAAGTTTTCATAATAGGTCCTTGTAGTAACCTATTACTTATAATTTGGTGGAGTATCCTGGGATCGAACCAGGCGTGCCCGAAGGCGGCGGATTTACAGTCCACTGCATCACCATTGATGCTTCTACTCCATATTGGCACCCCGACTAGGATTCGAACCTAGACCGACACAGTCAAAGTGTGTTGTGCTACCATTACACTATCAGGGAACAAACTTGGTGGATGTGGTAAGATTCGAACTTACTAAGCCTTACGGCAACCGGGTTACAGCCGGCAGTGACACTCCAACGTCGACCGCACATCCAAAAATATTATACACACTGTCTGCGACATTTCAGTCCCGGCCAGCTCAATGTGTGTATTAAAGCACTCTAGGGGTCTGTGTTCTAGATTGCTCTAGACTAGAATGCTTTAATACGATCCAATTTTTCCTCCCACACGAGGGATTTCATCCTGGTCGCCGCCCGTTTGCCATGTATTTAGAGTGTATGGCCCAGTCCTCGTTACTGGAATACTTTACACTTTGGAATTAAGCAAATTTTTTGCTGTTCTTCCTTTCTTGAATCTTAGCGTACAATCTAGCACGTTCCATCTTCTCTTGAATCAATCTCTTGAAGTCCGAGTCAGACATCGTGTACCGTTTTGTAAATGCTAATTCTAATTCTTGTTTTCGTTTTCTATCTGTCATTGTTTCCTATAAAGAAAAACCCTAGGGTTTTTAGTCCTAGGGTCCTTGGAGTTTGTGGATTACACTTTATGCGTAACCACTTCCTTCTAGGACCCTGATTCTAATATGACGGCTATAATTCACGTTAAAGGAAGGGCAGAATGACATGCTCGGGATTGAGCGCCATTGTTGCTGTTTCGATAACGATGATATGTTTGTCATATTAGTTTGCATTGTACTTTTACTTAGTCTCTTAGATTGCTACGATTAGCTCTTATGCACAAAAACTTGCGTTTTTGGACAAATTGCTTTTTGTTGCATCATGTATCTATTGTAACGTACTTTCCTTGTGTTGTCAAGTCTTTTCTGACTTATTTTTAAAATTTCTTTTTAGTAAGAAAGTAGCATCTCTGCTACTCTCTTCCTTCTTGTGTTTATTGTAACATCAACTTGAACACTTGTCAAGCTAATTTTGCTCTAATTTCCATGTAGAACTGATGATACTTGGCCATACGTGCAATGTCTTTTTCAGTGACACCTTTAAGACGTCGGATGTCTGTGTTGTGGCGCAGATCGGCCATTTTCACTCGCATCGCATCTTCGCTAGCAAATACGCCTTCCTTGTATTCATCGTAAGTTTGGCCTGGTTGCTTAGTTAGGCAACGGATACCAGCGATAACTCTTTCGCTAATGCCTGCTTCACGTAAGTCCCGGTAAGTAACCGAAGTGTCTTCGATCACATCATGTCCCAGTGCCATACACATCAGCTCTTCGTCATCTGACTTGAGATAGTGCATAACTTTCAGTGGATGCAGAATGTAAGGGTTGCCACCTCGATCAAACTGACCATGGTGTGCAGTGGTTGCAATGTGCAACATTTGCGCTAACATTTCGCCTTTTCTCATCTTGCACTCCTTTCTACTTAATTACAGTATATGACAAAAGTACCATCTTGTCAAGTGGTGTTGCAAAAATACAACAGATTATTTCTTACTTTGCTCTGCTAGCTCTTTGTACCCGGCCCAACTTGGGTGGATAGCATCTGCTTGTAAGCGTTTAGTACTAATAATTGTATCACCAAAGTTTTTAGCAATAATTTCCACAATTTCATTGACGCTTGGCTTGCAGAACTTATCATTGCATGGGGGCAAGATCCAGTATACACGACCAGCTGTTACATTCCTACGCATATACATCAATTCGTCAAAAGTTTTTACCCCTTTGTGATCATTTGTGCCCAAGCTGATGATAACGTTTTGGGCAGTTAGATCCTTCTTTTCATTGACAATGTAATGCTTGTTCCATTGCCACGAGTTCCATCCACCTTTACTATAACTAACACATTCTTGCCGAACATTTGCTGTTCCAACTGCAATGCTGTCACCAATAATTAAACACTCTAACATAGTATCTCCAAAAGAAAAGCGATTACTATATTATACAATAATCGCTTTGAGTTGTCAACTATTCAGAACCTTGGCAACCGAATTCATAACACTGGCAATACGCCCAATGTCACGTAGGTTCTCTACTGAATAGCCTTCTGTTTTCAGTGTGTCATAGTGTGCCTTAACACAGAAGTGACACTTGCCAACAATGCTTGCTGCCAAACTAAATGCTTCGAAGTTGGCCTTGGTAGTTCCACCATGACTGGCAATGGCATTCATTCTAAGTTGGGCTGGCAATCCTTTTAGAGCAGGATCATCTGCCATTTCCACATAAGGATACCAAACGTTGTTTTGGGCCATGATGCTAGCGGCTGTCATTGCTGACTCAGCATGCACCGGCGCATCTGCTAACAAGATGCTGAGCACCTTGCCATTGCCTGTTGCTGCCAGTGCTGCCACAGCACAACCTAATGCAACGTCTGCATCTAGTGTGCTACGAAGCAATACTGCATCTAGATTTAATTTTGTATCTTTGGCGTAGTCTGGTAATACGCCTTTTACTGTTTCAATAAAACTCATTTTAATATCTCCCTGATGCTAATACGATTTGACAAATATGTTCTAATCGTTCAATGTGTTCAAAAGCCCTCCATGGGCTTGTGTCAATGGCCACTACACCATGTCCTTTAATGCCTACAATATCGTACCCAATGTTTCCCGAGTTGTCAAGCTGTAACTTTTCAAAGCACTGGTCAGCAAGCTCTTGGCTGATAGGTGGTACATCTCCAACATTGGGTGCTACCTTTGTATATCGATTCAGTTCTGGAAACGCTGAACTGATAGTACTTAGATCAATCCCGGCATGCATGGCCGCAATACAATATGTGGGATGAACATGAACTACGACTCTAACATCGTTGGCATGTTGTCCCATATTTCTCTGTAATCCAAAGTGCAATGGGATTTCACCACTGGGCCGTAGATTGGCACTGATATCAGAGTATGGCAAATCTTCCCATAGCATTTTGCTAGGAGAAATACCAATCTTCTTAAATTGATCCGGTTGCATTGTTTGCTTGCGTACACCTGACGGTGTGATATAAAAGTGATCACGATCGTGATGACGAATGCTTACATTGCCATCGCGACTGGTAATCCAGTTACGTCTATATGCTTCAACTAACGTGTCACAAATTGTTTCTAGCATTTATTTTCCTTTTAATATTCTTAATACTTGTTCTTCAAGAGTCTCGGTCCATTCAAAATACAAACTGTTTAATGGAGGGCGGCCGGTGGACTCGTCATATAAACTTCTATGTAGAATATATGTTTTTAGCCATATTCGATCACCACTGGTCACTGTAACTGGCCACCATGCAAACTTAATACTTTCCAAGATCATACTCGTTAGCATAAGCATGATTCACTTCGCTGTGACCTTGCTCGTCTGCACGAACTGCAATGATAACATCTCTTAGCCTGGCATCAGCTGGTAGTTTCCAGTAGTCAATGGCCAACTGAGGAGCAGGTACATTAAGTCCTGGATTAGCATCCACTTGTGCCAAGTAGTCGGTATAACTGACCACTGCTTCTTCTTCGAAGTAGCCCACAATACGATGCGCGGTACGAGGGAAGAACACATAGATGAATAGGAACACATGCCAGAAGATGCCCTGTGCTACTAAAACTAAGATTCGTTCAAACCAGTTGGGTCTAACGATCTCAATGAATGTCATCAAGTGCATACGCTCGTTTTCGGCTTCTGCCAACAGGGTACGTATTTTTGGACCGTACCCTGTTTTCATTTGCCTCAAACTTTTTAAATGTGTCCACATACCCGCTACCATGCCCGGAACAGCAGCCACTGTTTCTAACACTACAGCTCTATGACCATATTGTTTGAGAAAGAAGGTGTCGGCTACCCAACGTAGCATCATGGTAAACTTTTTAGCAATCTTGTCGCTAAAGGTTGCAGGTGTATGCTTATAAGACAAGTTTATGCTCCTTGATAGAAGTTTGTTTCATCTTCTTCAGCAAGTTCGGGAGTATTCCAAACATTACGATTGTTCCACTCGCGAATCTTAGCCAGTCGTTCCTGTTCTGTCATTTCATAACATCTGGGATTACGATCAGGTTGTCGCAGTGTGTCAATACCTCGTTGAAGTTTAAACATTACAGTGTCTCGCCGCCAACTGTACGGTTACATGCACATAGTTCGCCAGTTTGCAATGCGTCAAGAATACGTAGTGTTTCTTCTGGGCTACGGCCAACGTTCAAGTTGTTGACAGTAACGTGTTGGATTTCATTGCTTGGATCAACAATGAATGTGGCACGAAGTGCGGCACCTGCTGGAGCATAGAATACGCCCAACTGTTCAATCAGGCTCAACTCGCCACGCTGTGTGTCAGCGAACTGATGGTGTGTGATCTTACGCAAGTCATCGTGGCTCTTTTGCCATGCTACCTTACAGAACTCGTTGTCTGTGCTACCTGTTAGTAGAACTGCGTCGCGGTCAGCAAAGTCTTGTGCCAACTTGTCGTAGGCTACAATTTCTGTGGGGCAAACGAATGTAAAGTCCTTTGGGTAGTAAACGATCACTTTCCATTTACCGGCAAAGCTCTCGTCTGTGATTGTGTAAAACGCATCTTCAGGCTGACCTGGCTTCACTCCTGTGACTGCGAATTTTTCTAATTTTTGTCCAACTGTTTTCATGCTTATTTCTCCTTGTTAAGCGAGTTTGCTCTGATCCTTCATCGGCTTCAGGGCTCAGTGTTTATACTGATAGTTCAAGTATAACAGTATATATCATAGAAATCAACTATTATATCATGGTTTTCCATAATATATTTTTATAGATATCATTGAAGTCTTCAATGATAGCCCAGTTGACTCAATCGTGATACAAGTTCATCCCAACTGATCTGTTCTGCTATTTCTGTTGTTATGATGATTCGGTTTTCGTTGCAAGCAGGTGCTTGAACGCGATGTGCAATTTCTGTACGGTTCCAACCAGGGCCAGGATTAACAACCTGGTAAGCAGAATCTGTACCCCAATCCACGATAGTCGACTTGTAGCTGTAAGCGGTATGCTCACGGCCATTTCGAAGTTCAGTGAAAGCACGTTCTTCGATTCGATCACTGTCGACTCCATCATCCCACCATTCCAGTTTAACTGGCTCACATCCAAAGTAAGGTATATTGAAACGAGCCACCATTGGAGTCCCACGAACAAAGGCATCAATGTGTGCATTTAATGGGCATTGGTTTTTATGAGCAATGAATCCAGCAAAGCGACGAATCCGTAGCCCAAGGACAGCAAAGTGTTGCTCTACTGCGGCTCGTTGTGGCCATGCATCAAATACTGCCTGCGGTAGATCCACACGATCAAATGCACCTTTGATAATGCTCAAGGCTGGTACAAGTCTTGGCACTATGTTATCTTGTACCCAAGCACGATCTGCTTCTGTGGGTGCAAAATCAGGTGTTGGAATATGGTATATGTTGCTCACAAGCTATTTAATGGTGTCTAACAGACTGAGTAAGCCATATAAGTAGTGTTCAGCAGAAGACTGCTAAAAAGGAAAAAACATGAAATTATTAAAAACATTAGCGGCTGTGGCGGCATTGTCAGCTGGTGTAGCCTCTGCACAAAATATTGAATTTACAGTACACGCGGCACCTGGTGGTCCAAGCGATACTGTTACTCGTATTATCGCCAAGGCAGTAGACGATAAAAACTTAGTTGTTACAAATCGCCCAGGCGCAGGCGGACGTATTGCAATGCAACAGGTAATGAAAGGTAATTCTATTATTTTGGCTACCATGAGCCAAATCTTTGTTACCAATCCATTGTTGGCAGGTGACAAGTTAGAATATGATCCCGCAAAGGATTTGGAACTTGTTGGTTTGGTTGCTTCTATGCCAAACGTATTAGTTTGCAACCGATCTAAAAATATCAACACTGTTGCCGATCTTGATCGTGTAAATGATTTAACTTTTGGCTTTGCTGGTTATGGCAGTTCTGAGCATTTGGCAACTGAAGTGTTGTTCAAGAAACTCAAGACCACGCACAGATTGATTCCGTACAGTCGCGGTGGCAGTGCGGCTGTACAAGACATGGTAGGCGGTACCATTGACTGTATGTTTGCCAACTTCCCTACAGTGCGTGGTTGGACAGGTGACAAGCATTTGACATTTGTAATGTCAAGTCATGAATTGGGTCTTGGTATTCCAACCTGGCGAGACGCTTATCGAGAAGACTTCCCGTTCCAAAGCTATTTGGGCTTGGTAGTGGCACGACAAATGGATGAAGCTACAAAACAAAGTCTTGTTAAAAACTTAACAGTGGCTTTCAAGAGTCCGGAGTTTGTCAGCGACTTAAAGAACGCAGGTGTGTTCCCTACAGTAGGCACAGATGCCAAGAGTCTTGAACGTGGTTTGAAAAATAATAAGACCTTAAATGATTTTATTGTTAAAAACAACATCAAGCTAAACTAAGCACCCAAGAAAAAGCCCAGACTGTCTGGGCTTTTTCACGACTTAAATTAACGTATCCAAACAGAGTCTGGAGTAAGTGTTTTCAATGGTCCAAGATTATAAGTGTGCGTTACAACAATTAAACCGTCAACTCGATCATCCTTTAATTTTTTAGTAAAAGGAGATAGCTTGTTAGACACATAATCAAGTCCTTCAAGCCATACATTGTGTGCTCGAGTACCAGAATACAAATCAGTGAACCATGAATCAAATTCACTGTACCAGTCGTAAATGGCCTTTTTACTTTGAAACCAGTCGTTGTTCCAGGTAGTGTATAACAAATTACGCAACAA